CTAACTTTATTGAAGTTACAGCAGAGTCTGCTATTTTAGCTGTTATTACAGCAGCATTGTCAAGATTAGCTGACCTAATTCCAGAAGCTTCTATTTTAAATCTATCAACAGAACCGTTTTCTAATTTAGCATTAGTTACTGCTCCATCTTTTAATTCAGATGTGTCTACTGCATTAGCTCCTATAGCATCTATATCAACTGCACCAGCGGCAATTTTTGCACTAGTTACTGCATCATCAGCAATCTTAGCAGTTGTTACTGCATTACTACTTAACTCACCAGAACCTACTGCACCACTACCAATCTTAGCATTTGTTACTGCATCATTAGCTATCTTAGCTGTAGTAACAGCGCTGGAACTAATATTACTAGCTACAACGCTGTTACTTTCATTTAAGATTATTTTTTTCCAACTAGCCATTCTTCTGTTTTCCTAACTCCTTCTCAAATGCTGTGTCTATTTTGGTTATTACTTTAGCAAATGCTACAGCATCTTCACCTTTTAAAGTAACATTTTTTAGAGAAGAACTGATAACATTTAAAGCTGTTATATCTAAATCAATCTTCAAGATAACTCCTATGTATTATTCCTAGTTTCTGAATTACTTTATATCCAACTTCTATTTCTTCGCCACTAAAAGAACTTCTTTTAATTAAACGTAGTAGAAAGTCTGTATCTTTAATATTTAAAGATAATTCAGAATCATGCTCTTTTACAACAGGCTTGTTGTCATCTATCTTAGTATACTTAGACATTAACTGTAAATGTATACGTTACCTGTAGCTGTGTTAATGAACATACTTCCAACTGATGTATCTGAACCAGAGGTACCAGTTGATGCTCTTTGTATTACAGGGATCTTACCATTATAATTAGTAGTATCATTAGCGCTACTCTTATAAACTTGAGATGTCCACTCATGACCTGATTCATCCCATATTAAGTTTACATTAGCTCTTGAACCACGTTCTACTTCAATACCACCATCTTCAGAAGGTGTACCAGATGCATTAGAATTTAATACGATTGTATTATCAGCTAATTTTATCTCTTCAGTATTAACAGTTGTTGTAGCTCCACTTACTACTAAGTTACCAGCAATTGTGATAGTATCATTTGAATCACCGATAGTTAACGAACCTAAATTAGAGTTAAGAGCTGATGCTACATTAATCTTATCTGTTACATCGGCACCTGCTTCAATTCCATCTAGTTTTGTTTTATCACCATTAGCAAATGCGCCTTCTGATGGTTTAACTTGTAATGTAGAGATAGTAACACCTTTTACACCAGCTAAATCAGTCATTTCAGAATCCATTAAAGCACCAGCAGCTGTTACATTTGTTGCATCAGTAACATCAGCAGAAGCTTCAATAGCATCTAATTTATTTTTTAAAGTAGTAGTAAAGTTATTATCAGTTTGTGATGATACGACAAAATCCATATTATTGTTAGCATCATCATAAGTAACACTAATGCCAGTTTTAGTACCACCTGTAGCTACAAGCGCTCCAGCAAAGTCTTCTACTTCTTCTTTTGTTAAGTTTGTATCTACGCCTAACCCAGATACAAAGTCTGATTTAGTCATCTTTCTATTAGCAGAAGCACTTACGTCATATATTAATATTTCATCAGCATCTGCAATACTTGTTTCTGCAGTATGACCATTAATCATATCTACAGCAATTAAAGGCGCTCTTATTGCACCATCAGCTATTTTGCCATGAGTTATTGCATCACTTGCTATCATACTTCCAGATACTTGCACCTGTCCAATTGCTCCTGCAGTTGTTGCACCTAATACTCTGTTATTAACTGTAGTATGTTGCATCTTTGCAAAAGTAACTGCATCATCTGCTATTTTAGCAGTAGTTACTGCTCCAGCTTTTAACTCGTCTGTATGTACTGCATTTGTTCCTATAGCGTCTATGTCTACAGCACCAGCAGCTAACTTTGCACTTGTTATTGCATCATCTTGAATTTTAACAGTTGTAACTGCATCATCACCAAGAGCAGCTGCTCTTACTTGATTATCACCTATTGCAAACCTATCTACACTTCCAAGGGCATAGTGTTCTGAATCTATTGAATCAGCAACTATGTGTTCTGAATCAATTGAGTCATCAGCTATCTTTGTCCCTGTAATGGAGTCAGCAGGTATGTCACTTGCAGCAAGGTTACTATTTTTATAACTACTATCATCATCTGTAGTAATTACTCGTTTCCAATTTGCCATTGTTTTATTCTCCTATTATTAGCCTACTGTACAGCAACGTACACTACGCCATCTTTATTGATTAAATCCCCATTATTAGGGTTGGAAGGTAAAGCTGCTGTTGTTGTTTTCAGCTTTAACGTACCATCTGTTTTTGCTTCTAAGCCATTATTGGCTTCTAGAATTAAGGTTCCAGATGAACCATTAATTTCAATTTTTTCTTTCATTATAACTGGTCTTAATATATTTAATCTTGCACCTTCATTAGCATCGTAATTAATTCTTGCTACTGATATTTGTGTATCATTTGATTGGTCACGCAATGATAATGTATCACCTTTAATATCATCTGCTACTATATCATCTACTGTTAAATCACCAGTAATTGTTAAATTACCAGTCATTGTAGTATTACCAGTTATAGTTGTAGTACCTACAATATCTAATGTACTAGTACCTAAATATAAAGGACTACCTACGCCTTCTCCATCGAAAACTCTTTTAGCGCCATTTTCTAATCCTTCATTTTGAGTAACACCAGCTACTGTTAATAAATCTTTAAACGAATCTTTTATCGCTCTATCTTGTAAACTAGCCATATTGAACCTCTGAATATGTTGGGATAGCAACTTCTGGTACAGCTGTGTAAACAGGAGTTGCAATACTTATCTCAGATAATGTTGTTGTATTATCTATTATAACTGTTGCAGTTAAGGAATTAAAATCAAAAGAAGCAGTACTAAATGTAACATCTGCTAAATTCCAAGTAGCACTTATTACTGATTCTTGACTATATGTAGGAGTAAAACCCATTATAAATCATATCCTGCAATAGTATATCCAGAACCATCTAATCCCTTATTAGCAGTTTCTAAAGCATCTTTAGCTTTTTCTTCAAAAGCCATTCTAAAGTATTGTGCTAATTCTAATGTTTCTGGTTTCTTTTCGTATCCTTGAGATATTACTTTATATGCTAATGCTTCATGAAACTCTGGGTCAAATGAAGGTGATTCATGCATATGTATCTTATCAGCTACAGAAGATGTGCCTGATGTAAATTCATCATCTTCTTTAATTACAAACATTGTTACTTCTTTTACTTCTGTTGGACTTTGAAATTCATTAAAACCATTGTGCTTTACAATTGCTATAGCACCTCTTTCTATAAAATATAAATGTTCCATTATGTTAAATCTCTCTTTTCTGGTCTAACTAAACTTCTTTGAATTGTTCTACCATCATAATCAACATGCTTTACTTCTATAATCTTTTTATCTAATCCGTAATATCTTTGACCCACAGCAGTATTAAAATTAAATGCTGATGTAATAGCTCTACTTTTTCTAGCAAACTCTTTTGACGCATTATTTAATCTTGTGCGTATTTCTGTTTCAGACATATCTGGGTGATGTTCACGAATTAACTCATGTAATTGTTGTTGTGTCATACTAATGCTCCTAATCTCTGCAATTCTTGAGTGTACAAAGGAGTTAATGATTGAATTTGTATTGTAGTACCTTGTGCTAATTCTACATCTTCATCTGTTTGTACTTGTGTATTTAATACATTCTGTAAGAATTTTATAGCAGCACCTAATACAACAGCGTAATAAGCTGTACTTGGCATATTAGTTATTGCAGTATCATTACTTGCAACTGTTGGATAAGATAAAGTATACAATCTAGCAACTTCTGTTGCAGAGGGATCTGGCTTAATAATTAATGTCGTTCCTTGCATATAATATATAGGTGTTCTATTAGTTGCAAAATGTAAACTATTAACATCTATTACATCTGCTTTATTACCCAATGGTACTTCAGAAACACTACGACCATTGCGTTCTATGTTTACAGCTTCTTTATCTGCAATGTCTAAACCATTTCCATTATTTAATACATTTTCTGTACCATAACGCATTTTTAATCTAGGTGGTAAAACAGACTGAACTTCTCTAGCAGATGCTGTTAAATATTGTAGAATAGCAGTATCTAATCCAGAATCTTGGTCACCAATTAAATCTTCTACTTGTTCTATGAAAGTCATTATTAACCTAAATAAGCTATGTATTTATGTCCATTACCTGCTTGCAATGCACTCCATTTACCATAAATTATTGTTCCTGCAGGTAATTGGTCTGTCATGGAATTACCATTACCATTAACACCCATACCATTTGTAGAATCTTCTGGAGTCATTTTTGAAAATGTGCAATTACTTATACAATGTATTGCTACAAATGTTCCTGCATGCTCTGCACCATTGTTAATATATTTAGCTCCAGCCTGACCTAGCTGGATGTTTTGTGCTTCTTTTACTGTGTATTCATTTATATTTGCCATCTTGTTCTCCTTATAACTTACCGAGCTTGGCAACTCTCATAGTTATATAGTTTATTTTTTACTTTTCTTTTTACCCATTTTCTTAGGCATGGATTTGCCTTTTTTTCTTTTTGGAGGTCTCCCTCTTTTTGAACCATAAGTTCCCTTGCCCATTGGCATACGCTACTCCTTTATTTAGAGCAGGGGAGCAAAAGCTCCCCATACTCATTGTTAGTTATTAAGATACAATCTTGAATAAAGAATGACTCTCAATTAACTGGATACCTAGTCCTTCATCAGACATGTACTGGTCTTTAACACCATCAAAAGCATTATCGCTCTTAATGTTAGCTTGATACATAGCTGGTCTGTACTGAGCGTGAAATAAATTCTCGTCAGATACTACAACCATGTATTTGTTATAGTCACCACGTAATGCTGGTGTTGGGATTAACTGAATAATTCCATGAGGAGTTTCTAGTGTTCTATAGTTAAAACCATAGGAATCTCTCTTCATGTCACTAAGATTTACAGTCCATCCAGATTTACCAGCGTTAAAAGAAGCGCCATCCATCTTTGACCAATATCCTAAAGCACCAGCACCTACGAAAGCACGCTTAACACCTGCTTCTGGTACATACTGGAATACTTTTTCCATATCATCTACAAAGTTAGAATACTTATAAGAAGCTTCTGATATTGAAAAGATATTTTGATAATCATCACTAGTAGTAGAACTACCATAGTTCTCAATAGCACTTACAATTCCATAAGTACTTCTAATTAGATTACCATCTTTATCAGTTCTTCCAGCATCTGCAAAAGAATCACTTGAAGAACCATCTTGTAAATCAAGACCTGTTCCACCTACTCTCTTACCAAATAAGAAAGCTTTTTCTTTTTGCATCTTATGCTCTTGAGCTTTTTGTCTTCTTAGTCTAGCTAATTCTGAAGATTCACCTCTTAGAACAGCAGCTTGTAATGTACCAGTAACTTGCAAGGATGTCTTGAAAATCTGTGTACTATTCCAAACCATGTCTAAGTCATCAGACCAATGGTCAGGTGCAGAACTACCTTCACCATGAGCATTACCAACTACTTGTAGAATGTCGCCTGTTGCTAAGTTAAAAGCAGAACCTAAGTTCTTTAGCTTATAAACGTCACCTGTTTTAGAGATTACTGCAGAACCTTTGTTAGTTCCTGCAGATGCTCTTACTTCTACAATTAAACCTAGAAAAGCATCAGTTATTGCTGAAGCTCCACCAAATCCGTTTGTTGATGCAACTGGTGTTGCTGGATTAGATGCACCGCCTAGTGTAATACCTGTATCATTTGCAGGTACTGCTAAACTTCCACTTCCAGCAGCACATGTACCTAGTACAATATTCTGCTTAATCCATGGGTTTCTGTGTTCAAACATTTTGAAAACAGGGTCTGGTACTGAACGTAGTTCCTGATTACTAACCATTGTAGTAAAGGGAGCAACATCAGTCCATAGTTCTTTAGTGACTTGTGGGTCTACGTGAAAATCTCGTCTTTCAGTAAAGAGGATTCCACTAGCACCACCAGCACTCATGTTTTTTGCTGTCGCCATTTTATGACTCCTTTATTAACGACCTAGTAATGCATCACTAAATGCTTGCTCGTCAGTTCTTGGTTGTTCAGATTTCCCTGTAATTACAGAGGGATCTTTAGGTACCGATAACCTTTGAGCTTGATTTTGCATTTCTTGTGTTTTTTGTTGCACTACTGGGTTCGCACTTGTTCTTAATTCAAATAACTTAGCTAAATTATCCATAGAAAGATTATCTGGTGCAGCTGCCCATTTGATAAACTCATTAGCTTTTGCATTATCCCATCCATAGTTGTTAACAGCATGACTATAAGCTTGATTAGTTATAGCTTGTTGCTGTTGTTCAGCTACTTGTTGTTGATACTGAGCTTGCAATTCAGCTTGCCTTTGTGCATCAACTCCTTTAAGATAACCAAGATATTCATCTCTATAGTTTTCTTTAGCCATTCGATACGCAAACGATTTTGATTCTGGGTCGTTATATGCATCGACTTCATTGTAATTAACTGGTTTCTCAGGTTCCGTAGGCTCCTTCAATGAAGACTGCTGAACTCCCATTTGGGTTTGTCCTGCAGGTTGTCCATTGGAGAGCTTGGCTTCTAAACTGTCAAGAACCTCTGGATTATTTCTAATAATTTGCTCAACTGGAGCCATACTATTTCTATAATAATCTAGTTCTTCTCTCAAGTTAGACAGCTCACTCTTGGCTTTATCAGCCTGTGACTGCCAGTACTCATACCTATTAGTGTCTTCCTTTTGGTCAACACCGTTTTCTGTGGGTTCACTAATTGGAGCTGCAACCTCTTGCCCTGTAACAGGGTCTAAGTCAGCATTAGGAATTGTTTCAACTTGAGGTGCTTCAGCAGCAAACTCTCCTTCAAACATTTCCACATCCTGTCTCGGTGCAGAACCAGCATCAACTACTTCCAAATTATCCATTTTCTTTTTCCTTATTTTGCGATTTGGTTAATTCCAGCAACCGCTTCCTCAATTCTCTTCGTTTATACTTAGTATAGTTTCGTTCATCTCACGCTGTGGATTATCTTCAGCAGCGTTAGATAAATCATTTCTTGCATTCTTTAATTCATCAGAAAGTCTAGATTGATACAATTTTTGTGCCATCTCAACCTTTGCTTCTGCTTTAGCAAGTTTCTTTTCAAATTCTTTTACTTCTACACGTTTTCTATCATGTAATGATTCTCTCTGTGCAGTTTGTAAATCACCTTTAAGCTTTTTAATTTCTTCATTTTGCATTTGCAATTGACCTTGCAATTGTTTCATTTGTCCATTTCTTTCAAGGACACCTTCCATATCTGCAACAT